CTCTGAGGGTGGAGGTTCGCCGGTTTCAGGCTCAATAGAGGTTACTGGTTCCGCTGGCACTTCACCAAGGCCACCCAAACCTTCTCCACCTTCGAGACCTTGGCCCAAATCGCCGCCCAATTCTGGGCCCATCAGACCTAAATCACCGCCCAATTCTGGACCACCCATTCCAAAAGCTCCCTCATTGCCTGCAAGTTCGCCCATCTTAGCATAGGCCCCTTCAAGCTTCCGATCGAAAGTGATTTCCCTGAGATTTCTCTGGAACTCTTCTGGCGAAATATCGAATACATTTTCTGAAATCCATCTTCTGGAAAAGAATTCTTTAGCTTGGGTAGCAATCTCCAGCCTGATTCTCATCTGCTCCATTTCTTGCATTTGTGCTATCTTTGATGGGTTGTTGAGATCTATATCAAAATTAATAAGATCGTTGCCTCTGTAGCCCATCGTGTAAAGGTGTACAACTGCCATTTTTTCAAGTTCTGAAATCATTGACCTCTGTAGTCTCTGAATTGTTCTAGCGAACCGGACATCTTTTTGGGCTAAAGACCCCTTATCCTCTTCGGCACCTTCGCCCCGAGCGAGATATGATTGCGGGATCTTAATCGCTGACACCATTTTATCTCGCAGGTATTTAACGTCTTCAATGTCATTCGCTCTACTCTGGCCAGTAATGCTTTCAATTTTAGTTCCTGATTGGCCGCCTCGGACTGGAATGAAAAAATCTTCTTCGATCGAAGCAGCATTGTATCTAAGATCAACATTGCCATTATCTGTATCGACCATCCTGTGCCGCTTCATTTGCGTCATGGCCGCTTCCATTGTTTGCTCTACGTCTTCGTTAGGAATACCGCCAACATCAATATAGAATACTCGTCTGTCTGGGGCACGAACAATTCGATACGCCATCATAGCGTCTTCCATCAAGGTCAACTGCCGCCAAATTCTTCTTGCTGGGTCGAGCACTGAGGTTCCATAGGGAGCAAATTTATCATTGCCAAGGACTCTAAAATGGCTTATCTGCCAGTTCTCCAAAGTCATCCCAGCAGAATTCCACTGAAATTGGACATAATTTGGATTATCCTTATCTTCACCCTCCATTCTTTCCACTTCGGAAGGTGGAAGGCCAATCACAGACTTAATTCCTTTGTCGTCTTCTATGTCCAAATAGAGGTAAAAGTCCCCATACTTACACATTGTGCGGGCCCAACCAAACAGATTAGATTCTACATTTAAAATTTTATAAAATAGAGTATGAAGAATCTCTTGGATCTCTTGATTTTGGCACTTAATTCGTAAGATTTGCTCTAGCTTTGTATGAGTTGTTATCTCGTCAGCATAAATATCCAAAGCCGATGCTAGCTCTGGGGTATGCTCCATTAAATTGAAGTCTCGATATCTATCAGAACGAGCCTGTTCTCTGCTTAGATTTCGTAATACATTATCGAAACTATTATAGGCTTTCTTTTTAAAGTGCTGCCCAGAAGCAGATCTGAATGTTTTTTCATACTTGTCAAGCTCGTGACGAGCAGACTTTCTAATATTCTGCTGGTTATAGTTTACAATGGGCCCTGAGAACAACCTAGTTAGCCTCTTATAGAGGCGGTTGTCGGGATTATACGGATTTCTTTTGTTTTGATTTCTAGGGGCCATTATTTCCTCTATCTAATGAAGAAGGGAGTGAAAAAAGTTTTTCTTACTTGTGTATCTTTTTCGCTTTTCCGCTCTTTATAATTATTTGCAACATTTGCCTTTGTCTGATTTGGATCTAAATATGTCCTCGTTGACCGAAACGAGTTCATTAGCGCTTTATGATAATCAATGTCTGCTTGGAATCCCATTAAGGCTGTAGACCTGATCCAACAACCAATAGCACATGATAAGACCAAATCATCATTGTAGCTCCTCATCGCTTGGGCTTTTCCATTCTGCCAAACAAATGTCTTTAGCTCATTAAACAGTCTAATCGAATTTATTTTAAGTACTTTATTTCTTATGAATTCTTCGAGCTTGGAAAGGACTAGGGGTCTCGTCTTAGAACTGGTAGTAAAGCCCATTTGAACGCCAGATGTGTACTCTGCCTCATGAGACTCTATTTGCTCATGGGTTGTTTTTTTACTATAATAGATATTAGCGTGGCCAAGTTCTTTCAATTTCAGCAATAACTCAGATCCGATATTATTATTCTCAACGACCGTAAGGCATTTGCCGTAATCATTGTATCCTTGCATAACTACATGTGCAAAAGTATCAGTGGGCAGCTTGCCTTGGTATTCGGCTACTTGTTCCATACTGTCTACGTCGAACACATGAAAGGCTGAGTTGTCTTGTCCATCGCCACGGGCAACGTCTACAACCATGACGTATCTTTTGCCAGCTTCAAACTTTTTCCACACCCATAAATTTCTATCTATTCCTGTTTGAAGTATGGGTTCTTTGATGTTGTTGTAGATTCTGTCTAAATCTTCGCCGTCAATTAAGGTGTCACCGGACATATTGAAAGAGCATAAAAGCTCTTGTGCAATATCCCGCTTGCTCATATTCCTAGTTTCTTTGTCGAACCACTCTTGGTCTCTTTCTGGATGAATGTCCCAAGGCAGCTTCATATGATGAAAATCATTTAAGCCTTGTTCAGCCTCAGAATATAACTTGTGAAACATATTTCCAACACCGTAGGGAGTTGAAAAGATTACACAACTACCACCAGTAGATAGAGTGGGATAAAGGCCTGCCCATAATTCATCCAAACCATCAATGATTGCAGCCTCATCAATAACGAGCAAAGAGAGGGCTTCCGAACGTCCTGCGTCGCCTGAGGTCGAAATAGCCTTTACTTGCGAGCCGTTATCCAGTTCAAATGAGTTTCTATTGTCAATAACGATCTTGGAAATCATCATCCACTCTGGCAACGATTTCATCGCTAGCTTTACTTTTCTTACCAAGTTTGCAGCAGTAGCAAGCTTGGTGGCCATAATGACTACGTTCTTCTCTCTATGAAACAAAAGCAGCCAAGTCACATAACCAGCTACTGTGGTTGATAGACCTAACTGCCTTGCCTTGACAATAATATTGAAACGATAGTCTTGTACGTTGTCTACTACGTCTTCCTGAAAGTCGAAGAGTTTAAAAGGAATTAATCCTTTTTCGGGGTGGGCAATCTTGATATAGTTGTTAATAAAATACTTAGGATCTCTGCCGCAGCGAAGCAGTTCGCTTCTAATATGTTTTTTTGTTAAGCGGTATCCCATTCATTAATTAGTAAAATTTAACTTTTCTTTCAACTCTACTTGTTCAACGCCATCGAGGCCTTGAATTTTATAAGTCTTAGAGGCCGTGACCCATGTTCTTACGTTGGACATGTTTTGAATAAGAGCGTCAACATCACCAAGCTCTTTTAAATTTAACTTACCTTTGCCTAGCTTGTTGTATTCTTTCTTTAAAAAATTAGAAATATCTTTAAAGGTTTGCTCTAGCTCTTGTTCATACTTTGCTGGGCCAATGCGGTGGATGTCCTTGATCCTTTCTTCGCTTTGGTAAGTGATTATTAAATTGTCGCCAGAGAATCTAACTCCAAAGCCGTCTACTATTCTGGCGTCTATAAGAGGGTCGCCTTGTTCTCTTTTGAGGCCAATCTTTACTGGCTCTCCTTTCTCATCGAGCGCACCATCATAGCCTTTTTGAGCCACAACATGAGAAATTCCTCTAATAACATCTAAAACACTAGCCATATTTTTTAGGCCTCCAGCCTGAGTTCCATCTTTCTTCTCTGTCTTCTACCCACTTTATGTAGCATTTCTGACAGCAGTCATATTTTAACAGATAAAGAGAGTCTGGTTTTGATAACGACAATTTATCACAAACAGGGCAAATATTATCCTGCTCTTTATTAATTAGTCTTTTTGTTGCGAAAAACCCGTCAACTTCTTTCTTATCAGATCCGTCGTTCGGATAGTGCTTAAAAGATTTAAGCTGGGATATGTATTCTTGCTCTTTAGCCTCATCCCATCTAGATGAGGGGTTTGCAACCGCTAAGTCGCCATATTTCTCTTTTATTGCCTTTTCTAGGCTTGCTATGTAATTTGGGTCTTTTTTCACTTTCTCAACTCTACTGCAATTTTAAATATTGCGAGCGTGACACCAACCCCAGTGACTACGCCGCCCGTATACCACCAATGAGAATAGCCGCCTTTGTTGAGTTTTTTAAGCTGTTTGGTTAAAACATCATTTTCTTTTTCTTTCAAGTCTAGCCGAGACTTAAATAATTTCTCTTGATAGTCAAGTTCAATCCTTAGCTTTGATTTTTCTAGTCCGCACTCTGCCCTTATTTTTGAAGATAGAGCTGCTTTGTCTGCGTCACAAATCTTAACGATCGATTCTTTTTCCGCAGTTACTTTAGCTGCCGCCTCGGGACTAAACAAAATACCTGCATATGGGGCAGGGTCACCCTTCTCAAGAGGCGAAACTTTTCCTTGAGCTAGGCTCTGCAAAGGAAATAGTGTAAGAAGCAGGACAATTACTTTAGTCTTCTTTGTCATCTTTCTTTTTTTCTTTCTCTTTCTTTAGAAGCTTTTTATAGTTGTGCTTCGTTCGTTCTTCCTTGTCCTTCTTCTTTAACTTGCTAAGTACTTTATCTGCCATGTCCAATTCTTCCTCGGAATCAGGCATCTCATTTTTCTTCGGCTTTACCCCAAGAACTTCCTTGTATTTATCACGAAAAGAAGACCAAACCTTCTCTTCCTTGTCTACCTCTTCCTTGATAATCTCTAGTAGCGTTTGTTTGTTAATTTTCACTATTCTTCTCCATGTTTCTATGCGACATTTGATCCCTGATCCATTTTTTACCAATTGGATTCATAACTGGCTCATTTACAAATCGCATAACGGCTTTATGGATTTTTTCTGGAATTGGGTCATAGTAGGTGTTGTCAATGATCCTAAACTTATCTGGTTCGAACAAATCCTGAAACTTTCCCATGTTTCTTCTAACTCTTCTCCATGCCCGCTCCACTAGTTCTTCTGGAAGGACACGGCTTCTTTTTGAGTTTCTTTCTAGGGCAACATCCAAGTCGGTATTTACGAAAACCATGTAGGTGTCATATCCTAGAGAATTTAAAACCGCTTTTTTCTTTTCTACTTTTTCATAGTTCTCTCCCGTGCCATCTATAATCAGGCCGAGCCTTGAAGACATATAATGTTCCGCAGCCTTGTCTCGCAAGGCTCTGGCTTTCTGGCGAGGGCTATCAGTTGGCAGGGTAAGATCAGCGAATTCCTCTGGAGATAGCTCAGAAAGCTTCTTGGGGTCAACTCCCATTTTCTTCAAAAACATTTCAAACGCTGGGTCAGAATTTAAAATCTTTAGCCCTAAAGGTGAAAACGAAGACAGTTCTTCTCGGGGAAGATAAAAAAGGTCGGCGGCGATGCGGCTTTTGCCAGAACCGGGGCCGCCTGCCATGAAAACAGCCTTAAGGATGCCCGGATCATAGACACCCTCTTCTAGCATCGACTCTGCGATGATCTTAAAAAGCTTTGACTTAGATATTTTCATACTAGCCTTAATTATTTTCGCCTCGGGCTAATCTAATAAACTCATCAACCTCATCACTCCCGCACGTTTCAGCATGTTCTGATGCCTGTACTGCGTCGTGAATTGCGTTATCTCCTAGCCCATTATCCACAAGAACCTCGATAAACTCCTGAGCTAAGCTTAAATCTGTTACAGGTTCGGGTGTAGCGGTGCTCAACTCATCTTTGATCATTTCTACTAACATCTTCTTGGTCAACTTCATTATTTATTCTCCACGACTTCGAAGCCGTATTCATCTGCAAGCATTTTAGCCTGCTCGTTGAGGGGCTTTTTTATTATCTCTTTAATCCTTTTCTTTTCTTCTTTGCGGATCTTTTTACCCTCTAGTTTCCTCTTTTCTT